CGTGCGACCTCCTCTAGCTGCAACTTGCGCTTCTCATATACCTCACGCCCAAATTCAAAATACTTCAATGCAACATTTTGAATAGCTTCCGCACTTGATTGTTCCATTGTAAGAACTTTTGAAGTCATGTGCGTATGTAGCATTTTTGCAATCGAGTCTTCCTCCACAGGCGAGCGATAAACGCCTAATTCTTCATCCCATACTGCGTAATGTTTGAGAAAAGAAGCTTCTTTCAAAGAGATGAATGGAACAGATTCGGCTTCCTTATCTGCCATTGTGTAAGTGATACCTACTTTCGCCAACTGTTCAACAATTGCTGTGTGATTGAAGTCAGTATATCCTTTGTCAACAGTAGCAATATTGTCATCGCCATATGTCATCAGGGACACTTTCGAGCTAAACAAAGGAACTCTCCACCACCGCTTCTCCTTGGCAATGGCATACCAACAATAGCGCATATATAAAGAATTAACCATACTATTAATGATCACGGTTAGGGGATGTCCAGAGGGATTTGAACCCATAAATTGCACTAGCGTTCCAAAGTAATCGTAAGTTGGGTATGTGATCTCAGTGGCGATACCACGCATGATGACCAGATCATCTTCGTCATAATTACCACTTCGCTCCGCTAGTTTGATAAGGATTTTAAAAGCTGCTGACATAAACTGCGGACTCATACGCCCGTCGAATTTGGCGTAATCACCAGCAATAGCTCTGTCCCAACCAAATTTTCCAATGTGATTGTACAGTTCTGTCCATTCAGGGGATTGAACGACAGTTCCAACTGCACACTCAGTAATGGTCTTATTTCTCTGGAACAAGGCCGCAAGGGTGAGGTAAAATTCTCGAACTACCATAGTCGAAGGCATATTTGCCGCTGCAAACACGCGGACTTTGTCTTTCTTCTTTTTGGTAGGTTCGTCTTTCACTGCTGCTTTCATGACCATATTTACAGTATGACCTTGCAATAATTCACCCTTGATCCTCTCTTTCTCCACTAAGATCTTTGGATCGACATCCCGGACACACGTGATTCCTTCCACTTGGCGGTCTGACATCTCAACATACCGACTTTTTGGACCAGATTCGGGAAAGCCAATAGAAGTACTAAGATTCATGGCGTTAATTCCCAATACACTATCTAAGCCACACAAATTAGCATCGTCATCAATTTTCCCCAATTTCGCAATTTCAGCATCAGGGATGTTCGCTAACTGTAGCTCGTAGTCTGTAAC